AAGTATAATGACTGGAAGAAAAAGATACAAAGTTTAAATTATCTTTTCAAACAGGAGATGATGCAACTTTGTAGTGAAAAAGATTTTAACTCTTTGTTTGAATGTAAGAATGGCAAACACCCAATTATTATCAAAGAACATTTAAAGAAAAATATTACAACAGAGACATTAGTAATACTAGATGGTATGCTTGGATACAAAAAAGACTTTGATGCCAAGTTAGATGACTTTGTATGGAAAACCGTCAGTATGAAACTTGACAAATACAAACCGTTTTTGTTAAATAATATTAACCTTAAAAAATATAAGCAAACCCTCAAGGAGATTGTAGTTAAATGAATTTTGATTCTAGGAGTGAATTTTTTGATTCGGAGATGGTTCAAGCCAGTCTTGAAGAAATCAAAGAACTTCAAGATCTAATTACTAATGGTATTATTGAGGCTGCCTTTTCCTCTGCCACTGGATTTGAGGAAGATGAGGCGGAACAACTTGATCTGATTGAAGAGTTGTTAGAGAAACAAAAACTCATGTACTTTAGATGTAAGTTGTCGAAGGACGAAGATGCGATGTTGGTTGCAGAGAATATGAGAGAGTCACTTAGACAGATGGGTATGCCTAGAGGTGCAACTGTAGAACAGATGTTTGATAATTTAAAGGGTTCAATTCGTAAGTTAAGAGAAACACTTGACAACTAAATAGTAATGTGTTATATTAATAATGTTGGACGCAACATGGGAGTGACTGAATAAACTTACTGGCAACTGCTGGTTAAGGTGATGAGACACAGGTGGTGCTGCTGCAGCGATGCAGAACCGATCAACCAATCGGGTCTCAGGCAATGACGTATTTACTACTGTAGTAATGCCCGTTATTTGTTGGTACACAGGAATCCAACCTCCCTCCTTTTTTCTAGACCTAAGATGCAACTGGAAAGTGGGGCAGATGGTCTTTCATGCGGATGTCGTATAAAAGTATTACGACAGGTTTCCAACTTGTAAACGGTGGTGCAATACCATCCATCCGCTTCTAAACTATATACTGATGCAATGTCAATAAAATTAGTTCTACTTAAATCTAACGAAGAGGTAATTGCTGATGTAAAAGAACTTGTAGATGAAAATGATAAACCCATCTTTATAGTTCTTGAGAATCCATATTGTTGTAAGTTAATCGAAGACCCTGTTTTATTAACTGAAGGTCAAGAGGATACAGAAACAAAATATAGTGTGCAATATTACCCTTTCATGCCTTTGTCTGATGAAAAGAAGATATCAATTGATCCTAGTTGGGTTGTTGCGATAGTAGAACCAAAGGCAATGGTTAAACAATCCTATGAGGCGAAGATGAATGGAACAGGAAGTTAAGATATTAGTATTAGTTAATGGCGATATATTGATATCTGGAGTAGAAGAGATAGCTGCTCTTGATATTGGTGATCCCAACTGTAAGATGTTATCGCCTTACAAAATAGAAGGAGAAGAAATGTCACCATATCTAAGTAATGTTACAGATGACGTTGAAATTATGATATGTTCTGATAAAATACTTACATTGGTTGAACCACACAAATCATTAGTGGATTCTTATTTGAAACTGGCTACAGAATGAAGTTTTATACAAATGTCTTTCAGATCGGTAACAATATGCTGGTCAGAGGGTATGATAATGGAAGACATTTTGAAGACAGGGTTGAATTTCGCCCTACTTTTTTTGTGCCATCCAAGAGAAAAAGAAGTAAGTGGAAAACACTTGATGGTCAATTAGTTGATCCAGTAAAACCAGGCACTATTAAAGATTGCAGAGAGTTCATAGATAAGTATTCACAGGTACAAAATTTCAATATCTATGGTAATGAGAGATATGTTCATCAATATATTTCTGAGGAATATCCTGAGAATGAAATTAACTTTGACCTAAACAAAATTAAATTAGTTACTATTGACATCGAGGTTGCTGCAGAGAGCGGATTCCCCGATGTCTTTAATGTTGCAGAAGAATTACTTCTAATTACAATACAAGACTATGCAACAAAAAGAATTATCACATGGGGATCGAGACCATATGTAAAAAATCCACAACGAAAAAATCATATCTATATCGATTGCCATAGTGAAGAAGGATTGATCACTAGATTCGTAGATTGGTGGACAAAGAATACGCCTGAGGTTATTACAGGGTGGAACTGTGAGATGTATGATATACCTTATCTCATGGGTAGGATGGAAAGACTAATGGGTGAGAAATATGCCAAAAGAATGTCACCTTGGGGTATCTGTAGACGCAATGAAATCACAATACATGGTAGACAAAATATTGTATATGATATTGCAGGCATCTCTGTAATTGATTATCTAGATCTATACAAGAAATCTCCAGCAACTCCTAATCAGGAGAGTTTCAAATTGGATCACATCGCCATGATGGAACTGGGACAAAAGAAATTAGATCACAGTGAGTATGATACCTTCCGTGATTTCTATACAAAAAATTGGCAAAAGTTTGTTGACTATAACATCGTTGACGTAGAACTGGTAGACCGTCTTGAGGATAAACTCAAGTTGATTGATCTATGTTGTACTCGTGCCTATGATGCAAAGATAAACTTTACTGATGTTGCTTTCCAAGTTCGTACATGGGATGCAATTATCTACAACTATCTCAAGAAAAAAAATATTGTGATCCCACAGAAGGATCGTAATTCTAAAGATGCAAAGTACGCTGGTGCATATGTGAAAGAACCCAAGCCTGGTAGATATGAATGGGTAGTATCGTTTGACTTGAACTCACTGTATCCGCATTTAATTATGCAGTATAATATTTCACCTGAGACTTTACAGGACAGGAAACATCCAAGCACTAGTGTAGATAGAATGTTGAGTCAAGAGGATACATTTGAAATGTATTCTGATTTTGCTGTATGTGCCAATGGTGCCATGTATAGTAAAGAGAAGAAAGGATTTCTACCAGAGTTGATGGAGAAGATGTATAACGAAAGGGTTATTTTTAAGAAAAGAATGATCAAAGCAAAAAAGTCTTATGAAAAAACTCCAACAAAAGATCTTGAGAAAGAAATCGCAAGATGCAACAACGTTCAGATGTCAAAAAAGATTGCCCTTAACAGTGCTTATGGTGCTATTGGGAATCAATATTTTCGTTATTTCAAACTTGCCAATGCAGAAGCCATCACTCTATCTGGACAGGTATCAATCCGATGGATTGAAAATAAAATAAACCAAAAGATGAACAACATCTTAAAAACTGACGGAAAAGATTATGTTATTGCTAGTGACACTGATTCTATCTATTTGCATATGGGTAGTCTGGTCGAAGCTGTATACAAAGGGAGAGAAAAAACTACTGAAGGCATTGTCGGGTTCCTTAATAAGGTCTGTGAAATGGAACTTGAGCCTTATATTGAAAGTTCTTACCAAGAATTGGCAGACTACGTTAACGCCTACGATCAAAAAATGATAATGAAGCGAGAGAATATCGCTTCAACTGGTATATGGACAGCAAAGAAAAGATATATTCTAAATGTGTGGGATAGTGAGGGTGTAAGATATGACGATGCTAAACTAAAAATCATGGGTATTGAAGCAATAAAGACTTCAACCCCTGCACCATGTAGGACAATGTTGAAAGATGCGTTTAAGATATTGATGAACGGTACGGAAGATGAGATTATAGATTATATTGAAAAGTGTAGAACAGAATTTTCTTCACTACCACCAGAAGAAGTTGCATTTCCTCGTAGTGTATCTAATGTAGATAAGTGGAAGTCACCATCTGACATGTATTTGAAAGGTTGCCCTATACATGTAAGGGGAGCAATACTATACAATCATTATACAAAGAAAAATAAATTAGAAAACAAATATTCTGCCATACAAAATGGAGAGAAGATAAAATTTTGTTACTTAAAAACACCTAACTGGATGCATGAAAATGTTATATCTTTCATCCAAGATTTCCCCAAAGAACTTGACCTACATAAGTATGTTGATTACGATTTGCAATTCGACAAAGCTTTTTTAGAACCTATTAAGGTTATCCTAGATTGCATCGGTTGGGAGACCGAACGCAAGAATACACTTGAATCCTTCTTCTCATGACAAAATATATTGTATGCTGGACAGACAACGGCATATTCTCAGACTCACAGATGAAAGTCTTTGATAGTAGAGACCCAGCAAATTGGTTTGCCCAAAGCATAGAAAAGCAGTATAATGATGTTAAGGTATACTTAGCACGGAAAGGAGAGTTTGATGACTAAGAAGAGAATACTTACTCTAGTCACAGGTGGTTTCGATCCTCTTCATAGTGGCCATATTGCTTACTTTGAGCAAGCAAGAGAACTTACTAATTATCTTGTAGTAGGATTAAACACCGAAGAATGGTTGACTAGAAAGAAAGGACAGTATTTCCAATCATGGAAGGAACGCGCCGAAATTATAAGGCATCTAGACATGGTTGATGCTGTGATTACAGTAGAAGATGATGAACATGGTTCTGCTTGTAATGCCATCTCTGCATGTTTGGAGATTGCACAAACTGTAGTCTTTGCCAATGGTGGAGATCGTGGATCAGACAATACACCAGAGACAGATAAGTTTGGTAACGATCCGAGAGTTGAAATGGAGTTCGGTATCGGTGGAACCGATAAGAAGAACAGTAGTTCATGGTTGCTGCATAACTACTTTGAAAGACAGAGAAAACTGGTAGGTATCTAATGTATCATAATAACTTTTTTACTGATGAACAATGGGAATGTATCAGAGTATGTGTAGCAAACGCACCCATACCATATGATATTACAAAAAAGAAAATACCTGCGTCAATATTAGAAAAAATAGGACATTCTAAAAAGAAAAAACAAGAGGGTTTACCTATTGTTAAATACGATTTATCACCATATGGAATTATAGACAATGAATAATGTTGGATTAGAAGTTGTCTTTTGGACAATATTAGCACTTTATCTTTTAACAAAGTTAGGAGTGTTTAAAAAATGATTTTACCAGGTTCTACTGTAAAGGTTACTGATGAAAATTCAATTTACAGAGGGTATGTTGGATGTGTTCAGAGAATACAAGGTAATAAAGCAGCAGTTCTAATGGATAGTCATACTCCTTGGGATAAAATGATTACCTTTAGAATTTCTGAACTTAATGAAGTCACAGAAGGTTTTCAATATTATCCTAAAAAGAAAAAATGAAACTAACACAAGAAATTATTGATAAGATTCAAGAAGCAATGCTTCACACTAATCTTAAAGGTGAAATAAACTGGAAAGATTGTGATGATATAGAAGTTAATCTTGCAGGAACTTTTGCAAAAGATAAATTTATTGTAATTAAAAATAAATCTAAAGATCCTGTTGTAAGTGCTTTACCACATCCTCACTTCGATTATGAGAAGAAGATATTTACTAAAGATGGTAGAGAAGAATATATGAAAGAACAGGAGAAGTTAAAGAAATGACAGCAGAATTTATTCAACGTCACATCGGGCCATCTAAAGATGAACAGGCAGAAATGCTTACAGATTTAGGACTTACAAGTGTAGATGAACTTGTAAGACAAGTAGTTCCAGATTCAATTTTACTTCGTGGCAATTTATATAAATTACCAGAAGGTTGTGATGAGCAAGAAGCACTCACAGAACTGAAAGAGATTGCTGAACTAAATGTAGTTAAAAGAACTTTGATAGGGCAAGGATATTATGGTACGATTACACCACCAGTTATACAAAGAAATGTATTTGAAAATCCTGCATGGTATACATCTTATACACCATATCAGGCAGAGATATCACAAGGTAGACTAGAAGCATTATTTAATTATCAAACACTGATTACAGAACTCACTGGATTACCAGTTGCAAACGCATCATTATTAGATGAAGGAACGGCAGCTGCTGAAGCAATGTTACTTGCTCATAGTGCATCTAAGAAAAATGTATTTCTTGTTGATAACAAAGTATTTCCACAAACATTAGCAGTATTAGAAACAAGAGCTCATCCACTAGGAATCAAAATATTAGAACTTGATTTAAGTGGAGATGTTGCATTAGAAGATGTTGAAAAAGCATTTGGAGTTCTTGTGCAAATGCCAAATAATCATGGTAAATTAAATTACTATGAACCATTACTCAGAGTCGCAGATGTATATAAGTGTATGAAGATTGCAGTTGTAGATCCTATGTGTCAGGTATTGATGAAACCTGTAGGAGAGATGGGATTTGATATAGCAGTTGGTAGTATGCAAAGGTTTGGTATACCAATGGGATTTGGTGGGCCACATGCTGCGTTCTTTGCTGTAACTGATAAGTATAAAAGAAAGATACCTGGTAGAATTGTAGGTCAGTCAATAGACAGTCAAGGTAATAAAGCATTACGATTAGCACTACAAACAAGAGAACAACATATTCGTAGAGATAAAGCAACAAGTAATATATGCACAGCACAGGCATTACTTGCAAACATGTCTGGTTTCTATGCTGCATATCATGGAGCAGAGGGTCTTAGAAAAATTGCAAAGAGAATATTACTTTATAGAGAAACCTTGATGACTGCATTATCATGGTTAGGGATTGAGGTTGATAAAACAGAGGGATTTGATACTGTAAGATTTAAGAGTTTCCTTGCACTAGAAGGATATAATGTAAGATATGAAGATGGTTATACTTTAATTACATTAGATGAACTTAC